TCTACACCCTAGAGTTCGTCGGCAGCGTCAGATGTGTATAAGAGACAGATAATGCATACATAGTTCCTGTATATGAAAATGATTATTCAGATATAATTATAGGTTTTTATCCTGTTCGTGCAACTGGTTCAAAAATAGTTACTGATAAAGGAATTGATTATTTAGTTTACAAGATACAGGAAGAAACTTTTGCTATTGAGTATGACAGAGTAGGCTCTCTTAGAAGACATCAATACAAAAAAGAATATATGGGAGAAACAAATGCTGCACTTAAGCCTACTATGGATATTCTAGATGTACAAGAACAAGGCATTAAAGAGGGCATTAAGTCTTCTGCAATGATAAGATTTCTGGCAAGGTTAAGTGTAGTTCAAAATCCAAAATCAATAGCTGAAGAGCAGCAGAGATTAAAAGATGAACAATTAGCCATAGAAAATAATGGTGGCATTTTAATTTTTGATAATAAATACTCTGATGTACAAAAAGTTGATTCTAAACCTTTTATTGTTGATAAAGATAATATGGATTTAATAAAAAATAATGTCTTTGATTATTTTCATATGTCAGAAGCGATTCTTCAAAACACTGCGAGTGAAGATCAATGGAACTTGTTTTATGAAGATGTAATCGAGCCGCTTGCAATTCAAATAAGTCAAGTATTAACTAATATGATAATTCAACCTAAAGATATTGAGAAAGGTCTTGCTATTACTTTAGAATCAACTAAATTACAATTTGTTTCAAACAATACTAAATTACAAGTTTCTCAACAACTTTTTGATAGAGGAATTCTTTCAGTTAATCAAGTTATGGATATATGGAACTTACCACATGTTCCTGATGATGAAAATAAACGTTATATACGTAAAGAATATACTGAGGTTCAAAGATTAGATGATAGTATTGAATTAAAAAAGGTAGGTGAAGAAAGTGGAAAAGAATAATGAATATGAAAAAGTAGAAATAAAAGAAAATCATACTATTGAATATTTAAATAATTTAAAAAAGACAACTTATAAAGATAAAAAAGTTGTTTTTATTTTACCTAGTGGAAAGGAGTACAAACCAAATGATAAGTAAAGATAGAAGTTATAGAAGTTTTGATTTTAGAGCAAAAGATGAAGATGGAAAGATGATTATTGAAGGCTATGCTGTTACTTTTGAAAAGCCAATTGTAATGTATACATTTGATGGAATTGATTATAAAGAACAAATAATGAAAAGTGCTTTTGATAAAACTCAAATGTCAGATGTTGTTCTAAATATAGATCATGGTGGTAAACCTATTGCTCGTACAAAGAATAAAACTTTAGAGCTTACTTTAGATGAAATAGGCTTATTTATTCGTGCTGATTTAAGTGGCACATCTGCAGGTAGACAAGCCTATGAAGAAATTAAGGGTGGTTACTTTGACAAAATGTCCTTCTGCTTCATCACCAGTGATGATGGAGAGGAATATGACAAAGATACACATATGAGAAGTATCACAGGAATTGAAAGACTATTTGATGTAAGTGTAGTTACTTTTCCTGCTTATGATACAACTTCTGTTTATGCAAGATCGTACTTTGAAGCGGAGGCTGAAAAAGAGCACTTGGAGAAGTGTAAGATCGAGCAAGAAAGGAAGGAACGTCTGCTAAGACGTAAAAAGATAGCACTAAAAATAAAAATTAAGGAGGAAGTTTAAAATGACTTTAGAAGAAGTTAAAGAAGAACTAAAAAAGATAGTTGAAAAACTAGAATCTAGTGATGATATGACAGATGAAGAAATATCTGAATTAGAAGAAAAGGCTGCTAAGTTAGAAGCAGAAAAAAGAAGCCTAATTACTAAGGCTGAAAAGAGAAAAGAAACTCTTGAAAAAATAAAAAGAAATTCTACTGGTTATGATGTAGAAACAGCAGAAGAAGGAAAGGAAGAAAGAAATATGAATGAAGAAAATATAAGAAGTTCAAAAGAATACAGAAGTGCATTCTTAAAAAGATTACAAAGAAAGGATTTAACTGAAGCTGAGGAAAGAGCATTAACTACTGCATCTAGTTCAGTAGGTGCTGCAATTCCAACAATTACTCAGAATTTAATTATTGAAAAGGTTTTCCAAGTTGCTCCATTACTAAATGAAATAACTCTACTTAGAGTTGATGGTAATGTAACATTTGCAGTAGAATCAACTGTTAATGATGCTACACTTCATACTGAAGGTGCTACTATTACTGAGAGTGGTGATGTATTAATTCCAGTTTCATTAGGACAATACGAAGTTAACAAGTATATCACTATTTCAAAATCTGTTTCAAAAATGAGTATTGATGCATTTGAAACATGGATTACAAATATGTTAGGTAAAATGATTGCAAAAGCAATTACAAATCTAATCATTAATGGTACTGGTTCTAGTCAACCTAAAGGTATTGATAAGGCTGCTACTTGGGGAGAAAAAAACTCAGTAACAGTTGCTAAAATAGGTTCACTTAGTGAAGCTAATGTTCTTACTTTAGTAGGTTTATTAAATGGTGGATATGATGCAAATGCTAAATGGTTAATGAGTAAAAAAACATTAATTAACGATTTCAGACCGCTTCAAGATAAATCAAAGAATGATATTTTTGTAAAAGAAAATGGTACTTACTACATTGAAGGATATCCAGTTTTACTAGATGAAAGAGTTGCTGAACATGATGCATTCTTAGGAGATCTAACTATGTATGTTGGTAACTTAGGTGAAGAAGTAACTGTTGACCAAGACAAAAAGTTATCAAGCAATTCATTTGAATTCTTAGGTTCTGCTATGTTTGATGGCAAACCAGCAGTTAGTGATGCATTTGTTAAATTAACAAAGGCAACTAGTTAGAATTAGATTGGAGGTATAAGGCAATGCTAAAGAAAGTTAAATTAGCATTAAGAATCAATAATAATGCATATGATGAGGAAATTACTGATTTAATTAATGCTTGTAAAAAAGAATTAGAATTGGCGGGCATTGCCCCTTCTAATATTGTTGAAACTGATCCTATAATTATCAGAATTATAATTTTTTATTGTAAATCAAACTTTGGATTAGATAATGATGAGAGTGAAAAGTGGCTTCTTTCTTATGAATCTTTAAAGTCTTTTTTGTGTTTAAATTATAAAAAAGGTGATTCAAATGTATAAAGATGTTGGGTATTTTATGAGAGAAGTCCAAACTCTTGATAATATGCATAGACCAAAAACTTCATATAAAGAAGAACTTTTTTATTGTAATGAATTAAGCATTACTCAGAATGAATTCTATCAATCCGCTACTGCTGGATTTAAACCTGAGATTAAACTTGGAACAAAGTTGGTTGATTTAACTGATGTGTCTCATGTTAAATATGAAGGAAGATTATACAAGATACTTAGAATATATAAGGATGGAGATAACATAGAATTAACTTTGGTTTCTACTGTTATTGAAAGTAAAGAAAATGTATAGTTCAGAAATAGAGTTTACTGATACTTCTAAAGAATGTATTCAAATGATGAGAAAACTTTCTAAAGATGCTTTAAAAGAAGGAGCAAAAATTGTATTACCAGTTATTCGTGATAGTATGCCTGTAAAAAGAGGTTTACTAAAGAAATCTATTAAGAGTTGGGCTAAAATAGATTTTAAAACAGGACAACCATATTTAGATATTGGTTATTTAAGTCGTTCAGAAATGCGAAAAAAATACGGCATAAAGTTTTTTGTTAATCCTACTTGGCTTGAGTTTGGAGTTCAACCACATGCCATTCAGACAACTCAATTAAAAAATCTTCAAAAAGTAACTTATGAACTTCATGATGACAATACAAAATATGGTTATTTTATTCAACATCCTGGTATTAATTCCAAAAACTTTTTAAGAAATAAAGTTTATGAGAATGTTGATAAAATAAATGATGCTATGCAAGAAAAATTGAAAGAGTTGGAAGATTATGTTTTATCTGAGGGAATGACTATTGATTTGGGAGGGGATGAAGAAATTGAATAAACTATTTTTGACTGCTTTACTTAGTAAATGTAATGAAATAATGGATGTTTATTATGAAGAGGCTTTAAAAAAAGCACAATTTCCATTTGGGGTAATTCCTACATTATCTATAAATCCTCTTAATTATGGTTATCAATGTATATTTGATATAGAACTTTATGTTGATGAGTTATCTGATTTTTCGGTTGAAGATTTATGTGATAAATTGAAGGATGGTTTAGATGGTTATAGATATATGGATCAATATATTGGTTTTTACTTAATGTTTGAAAATCAATATTTAACTAAGCAATCAGAACAGGATTTTACAATGCGTAAAGTTTCTTTCGTTGCACGAATTTTTTGAAAGGAGAAATAATTATGGGTTTAGTAAATCTATCTACTGATAATAAGAAAAAAATTCAGATTGATGAAGGTATAGTTGTAGTAGATATGGGTGAATCTACAGAAACTATTTTAGGACCTACTCGTGGAGGTGCTGAATTTACTGCTACTCCATCAATTCGTGATATTGAGTTTGATGGTAGAAAAGGAAAATCAAAAGGTATGCAAATAAAAGATGGGGAAGATGTTTCTATAAAAATTAAGTCTTTGTGTTGTTCTTTAGAAAGCTTGAAACTTGCAATACCTGGTGCTTCTCTTGACTCTACTAAGAAGAAACTAACACCTGGACAATTTGGAGTGATTCCAGATACTGCTTATTTAAAGAATGTAGCAGTTATTACTAAAATGTTGGATGGTACTTTTACAATTATTAAAGTATCTAATCCTATGCACGAGGGTGCTTTTGGTTATAAGGGTGTTCAAAAGGCTGAAAACGAACATAATTTAGAATTTTTAGGACATTATGATCCTACTTCTAGTAGTGAAGAAAATATTTGGGAAATTACTACTAGCGATACTAATCCTATAGCAGGATAAAATTAACGAGAGCATTGCTCTCTTTTCTTATTTTTATTAAGTAATAATAAGAAAAGAGAGTGATGTTAATTAGAAGGGAATGATTTGTTATGGAAAATATTAAAATTACACCAAAAATATTATGTAGATTGTCATTGATAATTAATAAAATGGGGATTTCATCTTTTATTATGAAATTAAAAGTTGAATCTGGTAATGAAGATGATGATAAAAGAGAATTAGTAAAAGAATTAATTGCTTTGTTTATAGATAACTTATATAAAGCAGAAAATGAAGTTATTGATTTAATTTCAATAATGAAGGGTATATCAAAAGAAGATGCTGAGAATGAAGATGTAATTTCATTTATTAAGAGTTTATTACAAGATGAGAAGATTAAATCTTTTTTACAATTAGCTTAGGATTTGGTACACCAGGAATTCTAAGGCTATGTTATAAGTATTATGGTGGAATAGACTTTTTTGATAATTATGATTATGAATTGTTCGTTGATTGTTTAGAATATGCAGTTCATAAAGAAAATGAAATACCAAGAATTATACAAATGGTTTATGATAAATTGTTTGATAATGAGAGTATTTCTTTTAATTCTAATAAGATTATGAGAAAAGCGGAAGATATAATGAAAGATTATGGATTGAGGTGATGTTGTGGCTAATATATTCTCTCTTTTTGGTAGAATTTATGTTGATAATGAAAAAGCAAATAAATCTATAGATGATACTAAAAACAAAGCAAAAGATAGTAGCAAATCCTTTGCTGAATCTTTTTCTAATGTAGCAAAGAAAACAATGCAAATAGGAACAGCAGTGGTTGGTGCTGCTACAACAGTGGTTGGCGGAATAACTGCTATGGCTACAAATGTTGCTGATCAAGCAGGGGCAATAGATGATGCTGCTAAAAAAGTTGGTACTTCAGCAGAAGAATATCAAAAATGGGCTTATGCTGCTAAATTGGGTGGTATGGAAACATCTAAATTAGAAGCATTAATGGTAAAACAACAAAAAGCATTTTCTGATGCTAAAGAAGGAAGCAAGAGTATGTCTGAGGCTTATCAGCGACTGGGACTAGATATAAATAATATTGGAAGTTCGGGGGAAGCCTTTAATTTAGTTATAGCAAAACTTGCTGATATGGAAGATGCAACAACAAGAAATGCACTTGCTAATGATATATTTGGTAAATCGTATGCTGACTTGGCTCCTATGCTCGCAGAAGGAAGTGAAGGTATAGAAGCTTGGCGGCAAGAATGTGAGGATCTTGGAGTAGTTCTTTCCACAGAAGCTGTAACTGCAGGGGCAGACTTTGGAGATATGGTAGATAGAGTAAAAACTGCTTTTTCTGGCATGTTTAATAAAGTTGTTGCAAATGCTTTACCAATACTTTCAAAGTTTTTTGAAATGATTATTGATAATATTCCAACTATTCAGGAAATGGTTGATACTTTAGCACCAATTTTAATAAATACATTGGATCAAATACTTCCTGTGCTAATTCAATTTGTTTCAAGTCTTTTACCTATAATTGTTGATTTGATTAATCAATTATTACCAATTATTACTGTTATTATTCAAGAACTATTACCTATATTTTCACAATTGTTAAGTATCTTGTTGCCTCCTATTATCCAAATAGTTCAACAACTATTGCCAGTATTATTACCAATAATTGAAGCATTATTACCATTGTTAACTCCAATTTTAGAGTTGATTGCAGAGTTGATAAATACTACTTTAATACCAATAATTCCAATTATAACAAGTATTGCTAATACGATAAGTTATGTTTTGGTAAAAGCAATTAAAGTTTTAATTCCTATTGTAAATGGTATAAAGACTGTTTTTTCTGATGTGTTTGGAGGTTTATTTAATATAGTTAAAATACCAATAAATTACATAATAGATAAAATTAATAGTTTTATAGTCTCTTTAAATAAAATAAAGATTCCTAATTGGATACCTTTAGTAGGTGGAAAAGGTATTAATATACCATTAATTCAGAGGTTAAGAGTTGGTATAGATTCAGTTCCTTATGATGAAATGCCCGCTTTACTTCATAAAGGTGAAACTGTACTTAATAAAGAAGAAGCAGAAGAATATAGAAATAGCAAACAAAACAAAAATGAAGATAAGACAGTAACTAATAATTATTATAATACTATTGAGGTCAAAGAATTAAATTGCAAAGATGAAAAAGACATAAAAAGAATAGCAGAGGAATTATATTATTTGCTAAAAAGGAGTGAAATCTAATGGAAACATTTACATTTAATGGAATTTCTTCTGAAAGTTTGAATTTGATTGTTAAAGATATGCCTTTGGTTTCTAGAGCAGAAAAAAACATAGAAACAATTGAAGTGAATGGAAGAAATGGTAATTTGCACATTGATAATGGAAATTATTTAAGTAGGTCTTATTCTATAATTTGTTTAGCAAAAGATAAAAGTAAAATAGATGAGATTAATTCAAAATTAGTTGGTAGTGGTAAATTAACTCTTTCAAAATATAATGATAGATTTTTCAATGCTACCATTAAAAATCAAATAGATTATTCAAAATATATGACTGTTTTGCAAGAGTTTCCACTGCAATTTGATTTAGATCCTATTTCTTTTTCCAACGAAGAAACAGTTGAAACTTTAACATCTAGTGGGAGTATAACTGTTGGTGGGAATGTTGATATTTATCCCAAAATCTCAATAACTGGTATAGGAAAGTTAGTTATTAATGATACTGAATTGAATGTTTCAGAAACCGATATTTTTATAGATTGTGAATTAATGAATTGTACCAAAAATGGTTTATCTAAAAATGATAAAGTTACTTTATCAGGAGATGATTTTCCAAAATTAAAAGTCGGAAGTAATACTATAACTTTAGGAAGTGGAATAACTCAAATAATTATTAAATATAGAAAGGGGTGGTTGTAATGCTTGCTTTATATAGTAGTACAACTACCTCTTTTTCTAATTTAGGATTAGGCATTTTAAGGGATGTAAAAAATGATCCGATTATTACAGAAGAGTTAAATGGAACATTTATTTTAGAGTTTGACTATCTTAAAGGTGGTTTTCTTTGTGATAATTTAATTGAAGGTAACTTAATAAAGTGCAAAAATCAAATCTTCAGAATAAAAAATATCAACAAATCATTATCTGATTCTAGTGCTATATCAATATTGGCACAACAGTTTTTTCAGTTTGATATGTCTAAAAACTTTTTGAGTGATGTTGCTCCGACTAGATTAAATGCACAAGATGCTTTAAAATGGCTTGTTGATCGTGCTGAAAATGAATCATCTTTTGTTATAAGTGGTGATTGTACTGAACTTTCAAGTGCTAGATATGTTAGAAAAAATGTTTCTGATGCAATTTTTTCTGCTGATAATAGTTTAATTACTCGTTTTGGTGGAGAACTCGAATATTCTTTAAATAATGTATATGTTCATTCTAAAAGAGGGGCAAACAAGGGATTTTCAATTAGGTATAGAAAAAATCTGAAAGGTTTAGAGTTTAATTTAGATTTTTCTACAGTTGTTACGAAAATATGTCCACAAGGTACAAACGAATTATTATTAGATGACCTTTATGTTGAATCACCTAAAATTAATAATTACTATCAACCTTTTTTTAAGAAAATAGATTTTAATATAGGTGTAGATGAAGAGGCTGAAATTACAGAAGAAATGGCAAAAGAACAATTAAAAATAGAGTGTTTGAAACTCTTTGAAAATGGTATAGATTTACCAGAAATCTCAATAAAAGTTGATTTTATAGAATTATCAAAATGTATTGAATATAAAGAATATCAAAATCTGGAGTCTTGTTCAATCGGAGATACTATTCAGTGTATTATACCTGAATTCAATATAAATACATCTGTCAGAGTTGTTAAAACAATTTATAATGATAATTTAAAGAGATTAACATCTTTAGAATTAGGAACAGTAACTAAAAATATTGTTACCTCACAAAACTCTGCCATTAAGGAAATATCCAAAACTATAGAAAATCCTATAAGCATTTTAGCAAGTGCAAAGAAAAATGCTACAGACATGATTAATCATCCTTTTAAAGGTAATCTTTTTATTGATAAGGAAACTGGAGTCATTTATTTAGCAGATACAAATGATTTATCAACTGCTAAAAATATATGGAAATGGTCAATGGGTGGTTTAGGTTTCTCTCCTAATGGTATAAATGGTGATTTTGAAACTGCTATAACTCAAGATGGATCAATAGTAGCAGATTTTATAACTACAGGCAAATTAAATACTAGTGTAATTGAAGGATATGATAATCTTTTACTTGATGTGAGTAAAATAAAAGATGTAACTAGAACTGTAACTGCTAATAATTATGTTGAGATTACTGATGCTGCCAGAGGAAGTATTATTTCTTTTTCTATAAAAGGTGATCTATCATTATTCTTTTTATCAAATCAAACTTTTTTGGGAAGTAATACATTTTTTAAGAGTTGTAATTTAGTGGTAGAAGATATAAATGGTAATAAGAATAAAATTAAGACAAATATAGGCAAATTAAATACTTTAAATGGTGTTTATGATGAGTTTGTGACTGATGATACAGGCTCTTATATAATTAGGCGAATTGGAGTTAATAATGATTTATCTTTATATACTTTAGATAATGAAGTTATAGAGGATTTATTGTTAGTAAATATTGAATTAAATGAAGGCTACAATAAAATCTATATGGAATCTTTTTCTAATCTTATTTATACTATAACTTATGCCAAAAAAAATGATTATACTGATATATTTACCAGAAGAGTAGAAATGAATGCTTTAATTAATGTTAATAATGAAAATATAGATTTAAAATTGGAAAAGAAAACAGATAAAGATAAAATTATTGCACAAATAAATATGAGTACAGAAAAAAATGAAGATGGTTCGTTAATTCAAATAGAAAGTGATAGATTAAATCTAAAGAATAAAAAGTTTAACTTATTCTCTGATCAGATTGAAATAGAAAGTCCTAATTTTTCAGTAACAAAAGAAGGCAATATAGCATCAAAGAGTGGGGAGATTGGCGGATTCGTAATAGATGAAAATAAACTTTATGGAATCCATAAAAAAAATGTAATTCCTTTTACAGAAGATGATGTAACAAAAATAAGAAATTATTTGATGGGAAATATTACATTGACTGATGAAGAAATAGAATATTTAGATTATGATAAGGATGGTAAGGTAACATCTCGGGATTATATATTAATAAATAATTTAGTTAAAAACTCTAATAATGAATATACAATAGAATTTAATAGCAAATATATAGATAAACTTTTGAATGTACAAGATGAAAATGGTCAAATTATTTCTCGTATAGGAACAGAAGGTGCAATATTTAATAGTTTAAAGACAACTGGTGATTTTTATTTTGCAAATCAAAATAATAGTAATTATCGTTTCTTTTCTTCTTGTAATGATACTGCCGATTTTGTTTCATTGCAATTTGATGCGGCAAAAACAGGAGCTTTTCAAATATATTCAGTTGATGAAAATAGTATATCATTAAAAACAAGTTTATATCAGAATGGTACCATAGATTGCGTTTTACTAAATCAAACATCTTTAGAAAGTAGTAAGAAAAACTTTGAAAAGTTCACAAATGCAATCGAAGAAATAATGATAACTGATATTTATCAATATAACTTAAAATCAGAAGATGATGATCATAAAAAGCATTTAGGATTTGTCATTGGAGATAAGTATAATTACTCACATTTAATTACTTCAGTAGATAATGATGGAAAAGAAATAGGTGTTGACAATTATTCGATGACTGCATTATGTTTACAAGCTATCAAAGAACAACAGTTTATTATTGAAAAATTAGAATCAAAAATAAAAGAATTGGAGGTAAAAGTAAATGGAAACAATAGTAAAGAAAGAATTTAAAGATTTTCCTGATGAGACAACACCATTTGAATCTGTATGGATTAATGGCTTTCAAGATAAAATTATAGCAAATTTTAATGAAATATCTGAATCTTTAACATCAATAAACACAACTTTGCAAGCAATTAATACTAAACTTCAAAATGTATTAACTTATACTGTTGTAACAGATAGTGATTCTTCAAATTAAAAAAAAAGAAAGGATGATATAAAATGAAAAAAATAAACAATAAGTTAACGAGGGGGGGGGGGTTGCATTATTTAGCAATTCTTCCAAAGAAAGGAGGGAAGTATTTAATTTAATTAATACTTCTACTTCTTTTTATTCAATGGTAGGTGACTACTATGAATGATATACCAGTTCAATTATATGACAAAGATGGTAATCCTGCATATCCTAGACCTTATTATAGAATCGGTGATTTTTTAGAAAGCACTAATCCCAACAATCCAGGTGACGATGGATATATTGGGACATGGGAATTATATGGAAAAGGTAGAGTAACAGTCTGTATAGATCCTAATGATTCTAATTTTAATACCATAGGTAAGGAAATAGGCGAAAGTACACATACATTAACTGTTGATGAAATGCCCAAGCATAAACATGAAGGACTGCATTGGAATACTAATGAAACACCTATAACACTAGGGAAAACTGCTGGTGCTTATTATGGGATTGAATATGCAAATGGGGATAACATTGCCGATGGTATAGCTACAAATTATGCGGGTGGAGGGCAATCACATAATAACATTCAAAAATCAATAGTAGTCTATCGTTGGAGAAGAATAGCGTAATAAATAATGCTATTTATATGAATAAACAAAAAATTGATTTAGAAAATGATAAAATATTGAGAAGTCAAAATATTGAATACAATAATCAATCGTTAAAAGATTATTTAGATAAAAATACTATTTATGATTCTGGAACAAATAGTAATGGAAATTGGATTCGATATAAAAATGGAATTATGATTTGTATAAAGAAAATAAAATTTACAAATGTAGTTATTGATAAAGTATGGGGAAGTGTTTATGAAACTGCTAATGTAGTTAATTTTGGCAATTATGCACAAGAATTTATAGAAATACCTAGTGTATCTATTGATTTGGCTGATGGTTCAACTTGCTTTTGTGAATCGTTTTCAGGAAGAACAAAAAAGTCAATTGGTAGTACATGGTTATGGAAGCCTGCAGTTGAAGCAGATGGTACAATGACATTTGATATAATAGCAATTGGTAAATGGAAGTAGAAAAAATGGATTAAATACAAAAATAATGCAAAATAAAACAATAGTTAATTTAGATAATAATTTAATATTAGGTGCAGATAATGTGGAAAAAAATATTGTTACATTAACATTGTCTGCCGATCAAAGTATTAAAAATTCAGATGAAACAATAGTTGCCTTTAATAAATATTCTAAAAAAGGTTTAAAACTTGAATTTGATAGTTCTAATCATTCTATAAAAATTGGTGATGGTATTTCAAGAATAAAAATAAATATGAATGCTTTCGCCAAAAATGCAACAACAGATTGGCTTTGGTTTAAGATTTTTAAAAATGGTGTAAAAACTGATTTTACAAGTATGGTTGGAAGTATCGGGGCTTGGAGTTCTACAAGTATTAGTCCATGTATATTAGATGTTGAAAAGGGTGATTATATACAATTAATTGTTCAATACGGAACTGCTAATTCCGAACATTATATAAGATACGATGGTACTAATTTGACAGTAGAAGCAGTTTAGAAAGGAATAATATGGAAAAAGAAGAATTAGAAAGATTAGTAGAGATGGAGCAGAGAAGTAAATCTAATACAAAAAGATTAGATAAGTTGGAATTGAAAGTTGATGATATTCATAATCTTGCTTTATCTGTTCAGGCAATGGCTACGGAAATGAAAGCAATGCGAGAAGATATGACAAATATAGACAATCGAGTATTAGCAATCGAAGCTAAGCCCAGCAAAAAATTAGATTCTATTTGGGGATTTGTAGTGTCGGCCTTTGTGGGTGGAGTTATAGCATTTATATTTGTAAAATTAGGAATGAAATAGGAGGTGATTTAGATGGAATTAAGTACATTAATAAGTTTGGTAACAATCATAGTTACATGGCTTTTAGGATATATTTCTAAAAGATCAACTTGGGTAAATAATAGAATTATTCCTATTCAAAACATTTTGATAGGATTAATAGTAGCAATTGTTGAATGGATTGTTACTAAAGATTTTAAAATAGCAATTGCTTTGAGTGGAATAATCGCGGGAGGTACTTACGATGTATTTCATAATTTAGAAAAAATAGTAAAAGGAGAGTAGATAATATGGTAAATATTATAAAAAAATTAGTTCCAGAAAGTAAGTATGGAATAAAATGCCCTTATAGCATGACACCGACAAGAATAGTAGTTCATAACACCGCTAACGATGCAAGTGCTAGAAATGAAATAGCATATATGACAAACAATGACTATGAAACTTCGTTTCATTATGCAGTAGATGATAAAGAAATAGTGCAGGGACTACCACTTGATAGAAATGGTTGGCACAGTTCGGATGGAAATGGCAAAGGAAATAGAGAGGGTATAGCAATAGAAATTTGTTATTCTAAATCAGGCGGAGATAGATTTATCAAAGCCGAAGAAAATGCTGTTGATCTAATCGTTTATTTATTAAAGAAATATAATTGGGGAATTGATAGAGTAACTAAACATCAAGATTATTGTGGCAAATATTGTCCTCATAGAACATTAGATATGGGTTGGAATAGATTTATTAACATGATAAAGGCTAAACTAGAAGATAATTCACAAATATCAACCAATGTCGTTAATTGTTACTATAAAGTAAGAACTCAAAAACATCAATGGTTACCAGAAGTTAAGAATTTAGATGATTATGCAGGCTATGAAAACAGTCCTATTACTGGGCTTGCCATTAAGGTAGATAAAGGATCTATTAGGTACAGAGTACATCTTAAAGGAAAAGGCTGGTTGCCATTTGTTACTGGTTATGATATTAATGACTTTAACAATGGTTTTGCTGGTGATATAGTTAATATTATTGACTGTGTAGAATGTTACTACTATACTCCTAATAATATAAGACCATACAAAAAAGCTAAATATAAAATAAATGATTACCCTTATCAATATGACAATGAAAAGAAAAATGGACAAGATGGTTATGCTGGTGTATATGGAGTAACTGCTACAAAATTTCAGATTATTATAGAATAAAATAAAAGAGGAATTGGACTAATGGTCTTTTTCCTCTTTTTTTAATTTTCCTCTTTTTAGATAATCGAATGCTATTCTAACAAAATCAGATCCAGATAAATTGTGCTTTTTGAGTTCTTTATCAAGATTTTCCTTTTCTTCTTTTTTTAACTCTACTTTGAATTGTTTATAATTTTCTTTTTTCCAATCTTTGATGTATTCTTTTTGATTAAAATCACTCATTTTATCCCTCCTAATATTATTTTACTACATTTAGTACTAAAAATCAAGAAAAAGTATTGACATATAGTACTAAATGTGATATAATTAATATGTAAGATAAAGAAAGAATCTTACAGAAAGGAGAAGTAATGAACAATATAAAGAAAAAGCCAATTCGTAATTTAACTTTAGCTGAGTGTTACGAATTAGCAAATCAAGGCTATATCTTTATTAAATATAAAAATATAGTTATTGTAGGAAAGGAGTAAAATCCTTTTCCTACTAAAATTATATAATAGTTCGTTACAAATGTCAAATGAAAAAGATAATTAAAGGGGTAAAATTGGTTATAGCAATTTATAAAAATTCAAGTGATAAATATGTTCCTATTTATGATGGTGAATATGTTATTGATTTTGGAAAGGTGGCTCAATAAATATGGAAAATAGGGTTACTAGATATTCCAGAAAAAACAAATTAAAAAGAAAAATGTCAAAATTATTTAAGAATATTTTGAAGAATATGATCTATTTAATAGTCGGAATATTTTCTGCAATTTATTTTGGATTGAAAGCATTTAATAGATTGATTGAAAAACTATTTAATAAATTACCTAGAATAATGAAAGTAGCAATAATCTATTTATTAATCATTAATTTAGGATTAGACATTTATAGCATGTTCGAGAAAAATGGAAAAGAAATACAAATATCTTTGAATGATATAAAATTCTCTTCTATACCTACATATATATCACCAGTTGAAGAAAAAGAAGATGTATGTCAATTTGATAGTGTTTCTTGTAAAATATCAGATAAAGGAAAAGAAATAGGTTTAAGCGAGGAGCAAATACTAATATCAATTGCTATTTCTAAGCATGAAACTGGAAACTATACATCTTATGCTTTTAAAGAACTTAATAATGTTGGTGGTATGATGTGCAATAGTGGTTTAAGATCATATGATTCACTAGATGATGGAATAGAAGCTTACCTAAATAATTTAAAGTATAATTACTTTGATATAGGATTAGATACTTTAGAAAAAATTCAGCCTAAATATTGTCCAATAGGTGCTGCTAATGATCCAACAGGATTAAATAAATATTGGTTAAGTGGTACTCAAAAGAAATATAATGAATTAATAGGAAAATAGATGAATTTTTACATCTTATTTACATCTTAAAAAAATATAAAACAATATTATTAAATATCTATTTTAACTCCATTTTATTATAAAATATAAGGTAAATATTATAAAATATAATTAAATAATCTATATCTTTATTTTCTCATCACCTGCTCCAGATTGATAGGAAACTCGGAAATTAACTTCTGAGAGTAATAAATGCTAACTAGAAATAGTTAGTTTTTTTGTTATGTAAAGGAGTTGATTATATGTTAAATATAGAAACAAAAGAATTAAAAATAAGTGATAAATTAAAAAGAAAAATTGAGATGATTGGAAGATTTACTAATACTACTCCAATTATAAATAATGGTTCAATTAAAAATATAACAGGTACAAATGTTGCTTATGTTATGCCACATATTATAGTTATTAAGAATAATAAATACCTAATGTTTGATGAATGTGATAATGTTTATGTAAATACATTTAAAAACAAAATAGTATTTAAAGATTTAGAAGATTATATAAATAGTCATTAAAAATCTTTTTAAATGTTAGACTTCGTAAAATTAACTTTAAAATGTCAAACAAGTGAGAGGTGTCTTTTAAAATATCTATATTTTAGACTACACTTTTCAAGCTTAAAGTGCCAAACATATGAGAAGTATATTTAAATTTTTTAAAATTTTAGACTTAACTTTTCTCATTTAAGATGCCAAACATATGAAAGGAGATATTTAAAAAATATGAATAAAGAAAATAAAATAGCAGGTATTTACATTAGGGTCAGTACAGAGGATCAAGCTCGTGAAGGTTTTAGTTTAGGAGAACAAGAAGAAAGATTAAGAGAGTTTTGTAAGTTTAAACGATATGAAATATTTAAAGTTTATAAAGATGCAGGAATCAGTGCTAAAAGTGATAAACGGCCAGCATATCAAGAAATGCTTGAGGATATAAAAAGCAAGAATATTAATGTAATTGTAGCATTTAAACTTGATAGACTTACTAGAAGTGTTTATGATATTGAAAAATTAATGAAAATAGTTAATGATTTAGAGTGTGATATCGATTGTCTAGCTGATGAATCTAACACTACTACTTCAAATGGCAGAATGGTTATGAGAATTATGACTAGTGTAAGTCAAAATGAAATAGAAAAATGTTCTGAAAGAACTAAAGTCGGATTAGCAGGTGCAATTAAACAAGGACACTTGCCAAGTAGAACTACACTGGGTTATAAAAGAGAAAATAAAAAGTTAGTTCCCAATCCACTTACAAAAGATATTGTAGTGAGAGTTTTTGATTTATATTTAGAAGGTAAAAGTCACCAAAAAATAGCAAACATCTACAATAAAGAAAATGTTTTAGGTAAAACTTGGAGAGATTCTACTATTCAAAAGATATTATCTAATGAAATATATAAAGGTGATTATATTCATGGTAAAAGAACTAAACATCCAACATATTATGAAAATGTAGTTGAACCTTTAGTTAATAAAGATAAATGGGAATCTTGTCAATATCAAAAATTAAGAAATGCAAGACACTATGAAAGAACTTCAACATATCTTTTTACTAACAAATTAAAATGTTCTAAATGTGGTAATTATTTTGGTGGTAAAGCTAGTGTTAAAAAGAAACTTAATAAAAAGTATTACTACTATAAATGTAATCATTGTAAAATTAATTTAAAAGAAGATTCTATTGAAGATTTGATTCTTTTAGAACTATTAGCACTTGTTTATATAGATGACCTATTTAACGACTATTATACGCCTTTTATAAAGTCAAAACTTGATTATAATAAAATAGATTATAAAAAGGAATTAAAAGAACTAGATAAAGAAAAAGATAGGATTAAAACAGCATACATTAAAGGCTGTCTCTTATACACATCTCCGAGCCCACGAGACCGTACTAGATCTC